GTTGGTCTGATGCAGTCGTTTGCGTTGCGTCGTTGCTATTACCACTTTGGTCATACCAAGTTGTAACAAAACCATTTGTACCCGAACAAAATGTTGAAAGGGTAGATGTGTCCAATTCATTGTTTACAAAACCAATGTTTGTTTCGGTGTTATCTGATGCCCTTCTTACACGAATTGCATCACCCGAATAAGTGCTTGACAATTGACGCAATGAATAGGCAGCAGCAGCACCCGAATATTCATCGAGTAAACCAATAAAGCCACCACCACCAAAACGCCTTCTTCGTAAACCTACTCCAACACCTATCATACGTTATACATTACAACTGAACCACTTGATAAAGTTATCGATGTAATTGCCATACCATTAGGGACGCTTATAAACGTACCTGCAGACAATGTTACACCACTTAAACCAAGTGCAGTCATTAATGAATTATCGTCTTGGTCAAGCATTGCAGATACCACTGCTTCTGCGTTAACGACAAAACCTTGCCATCTACCTGTATTTGCTGATGTGTTACTTACTACTTTGCTGCCAGTAAAGCCTGACATAAACTCTGTTGCTGAACTCATACTTATATATAGTGTTTTTTAATTATTGGCTTTATTCTACTAAAGATACCTTCTGTGTGGTTGCTACTTTCTTTTGAGTTGTCGTGATGTCTGACTCTGTGACATACACTCTCCTTTCAGAGAATAGTTGGTTGTCAGCGTTCAATGTCGATTGCAATCGTGGTGCGTTTAATTGTGGAACACCTGGTCTTGCTACCGATGGTGCAGAACCTCCTCCTGCTGTTGGTGCAGGTGCTTTTAAGATTGAATAAGCCCTCTTTGCGTTGCTCAAAATAGTAGTTGCAAGTGCAATGTATTTTGCTATCCCTGCAAGACCACCAGTTGCAACGTTGTCAGGAGTTGGGCTATTAGCGTTTGCTAAAGCACCACTCAAAGCTCTTGCCGTGTCAGCTCCTATTTGTGCAAGTGCTATTGCTTTACCTACTGCCGATTGCTCACCTGCTAACCCAACGATAGCATCTGCTAAACTTTGTGCTTCATTGAAGATTGCTTGTTTTGCGTCTTGAACGGCTTGTTCTCTTTCAATCTCTTGTCGCTTATTATCAGCATCAATCTCTGCAAGGTACTCTTGAAGTGCTACCTCTTCTTCAACTTGTTTGTTTAAAGCATCAATTCTATTTTGTCTATTCTCTTCATCTATTTGAGCAAGGTATTCTTGCAGTGCAACTTGCTCTTGTACTTTCTTGTTGAAGTCATCAATACGTTTTTGCTCTGCCTCTGCTGCTTTCTTCTCTCGTGCTTCTTTGTCATCTGCTGCCTTTTTTTCTGCGTCTTGTTGCTTCTTTTTATCCTCTTCTTGTTTCTTCCTAAAGTTCTCGTTTGACTTACTTTTGATGTCGTTTGTCTTTTCAACTTCTGTTGCTTGTTTTAATAAACTTTCGGCAAGGTCAGTTAATTGTTTTGCATTTTCCTCTTTTTGTTTTTTGGTTTTAGCAATAGCATCATCTGTAAATTTCTTATTTACCTTATCATTTAAATTGCTAATGTCAACTAAACCACCTGATATAAAGTTAACCGCTTTTGCGTTAATATCCCCAAATGTAGTTACTGCTTCTTCAGTTGAAGATAATTGAGCAGTGATTGATTCTGCTTGTTCTTGTGCAGCCTTTTCTAATAATGCATTGGCTTGTGCTCTTAATGAAGTCGCTTTGATGTATGCATCTGTTTTCTTTATGTAATTATCTTCTGCTTCCTCTATCGAATTTGCTCTTCCAAGTACATCACCTAATGTCTCGTTATATTTAAATAAAGCCTCCTCTTTAGAAATGACACCATCCTTTGCTAATTTAAAAGCAATTCCTACATCTTTAACTTCTTTAGTTGTTGCAGCTGCTGCCTTGTTGTATTCTTCTTGAGTTTCATTTAAAAGTTTTTGTTCTGAATTTACTCCACCTATTGCAGCTTTTAAGTCATCCCAATATTCAATCAATAATGTTACTGCCGTTATCAATACACCAATACCAATGGCTGAAAGTGCTATCTTTGCAGTTTTAGAGAAACCTTGAACTGCTTTAGTTAATGGTCCAGTAAATGCACTTGTGACATTCTTGATTGCGGGTAAGAACTCATTAAAGTCTTTAAGTCCTTGAGATAGTGCCATAGCACCTTGCACCTTAATGAGAATCTTTTCTAACTCCTCACTCTCACCACCGAATATCGCAGCTGCTCCTGCTGCTACCTCAAATCCTGCAACCACTCCTTGAGATGCTCTGAATAATTGGTCACTACCTCCCTTTGCAGCGTCAATAGCAAAGTCAAGTTGTTCCATCTCTTGCTTATACCGACCTGCAACCTTGATAGCCTCTTGAGTTCGCTTGTCATTTATACCAAACTGTTGGGCGAGACGTTCTGCTTCAAGTTGGGTTTTTGCGACTGCGTCGCCTAAATCTTCATAGGCATTTGCTGCCTGGTTAACGGTAGCCGTTCCGTCAACGTTAATATCAATGTTTACTGCTGAATTTATAGCCATTAGTGTCCGTGTGTTATAATCCAATATTGAGTGCCATCGCTTACTACTTGGTCGTAGCCGTTTTTAGCGTTATCTGAATGTGATACTGCGTCATCTATTAAGATAGAGCCATCACCTGCCGTTATAGTTACTTGGTTTGCTGATTGTGTTTTCTTAATGACATACATCTTACCACTGTTATTAGTTGGGTCGGGAAGGTTAACTGTGATGCTTCCAAGACTTGTATCGCAAAGTATTAACCAATCGTCATAAGTAGGTGTGTAAGGTGAGTCGCTATCGGTTATAGTTACTACCTTACCACTACCGAGCCAACTTCCCATAACTGGATAATTCTCAACGTATACTCTATCTGATTCGGGGATAGCAAAGTCAGTACACCTTAATGCAGTGACGTTATTAAAGTCTCGTGGTGTTGCTACATTAGTTCCACCTAATACGGTGTTGTAAGTCCCTTGTACGTTGTTGCCATCGCCAGTGCTGATGTTGTCATCGTCTCCTTGATTATCTCCTATGTTTACACCTCCACTTGATGTCCCAAGAAAACCACCTCTCCCCTCTGTTGGGAAGTAGTCACCTTGAACACCACTGCCATCGTATGCACCTACACCAACTGCACCAGTATTACGTTCAAATGGTGGGTAATAAGTAGCCAATAAAAACTCACATTCAAATACCCCATCTTCTAAAGGTGTGTAATCGGTTACTTTGTTCAATCTCCAATATTGCTTTTCAAAGAAGTAAAGATTGTTGAACTTGAGATTCACCCAATCATTAGGAGTTATTCTGAAGTAGCCCTTGAATATTTTAGAGTTTCTGTCAGCTATTTCGGTGATGGTCTTATAGTAGTATTGATTTACTAAATTTTGATTACTATACTCAAAGCCGATCTCTGTGTATAGTCTTCGTGGCATACCAAAGTTTAAGTCAAACTGCATATCTGAAGGGTCATCAATATGAAGTGTTAAGGGATATTTGGTTGTATTTGCCGTGCTTGGATTTTGATCAAATGTATAGTAAGCAGGTGTAGTTACTGCACCACCATAGTATAGGACTCTGAAGTTTGCGTCATCTTTTGGAATCCAAGAATAGTATCTTGTCGTTCCAACTGCTTCTACTAATGGAGTGGGTGAAAATGTAACCTCTATCTTCTTTTCACTCTTGACAAAGTCGTTATCAATCCTTACTATGTTTTGTCCATAAACCTGATCATACTGCTCTTTGTACTCTTTGTTCTTGATGTCATCGGTATCCTTATAACTGAATACATAAGGGTTGCTTTGCAAGTCACCCATAGGTATCACTTGAGTAGGTTGTGAGTAGTCTAATTTATCTGACCAATCTACATTTTCGCCATCGTAAAACTCGTCTCTTGGCACTATCCTCAACTCCTTGCTTTCGGTGTCCTCAATATAGAGATTGAACATCTTAACAAAGTTGAGGAGTAAGTCCTTTTGTGTATACTCACCACTAAAGAATTGAGCAAAGTCAACTGTATTATTGTAACCTAAAAGGTTAGATGCAGTTTCATTATATAAGTATGAATTTGCAGTTATTTGTTGAGTTGTAGTTACACCACCAGAATCCCTTGTTGAATTGTATCTAAATTCAATGTAATCATTTTTAACAAGCGTTTTTATAGTTATATAATTAACTCCTGATGTATCACCGTCTGAAATAGATACAGTAAAAAATCCTTTTGATACTCCATTAACATATATGTCTATTAATATATCAATATCACCTGATGAACCAACTCTTTCAAATTCTATGTAAAAATTATATCTTGCCGTGTCAGGAGATGTATATCTATATGTAGTTGTATTGTAATTCCCTCCATTATCAAAATTACCACTTGTACTATCATTGCTAAAAGGTATAACATCACCTGCATTCAATGTAGTTGAACCTGATACTTGTGCTTGAAATAGTCTATTTGTCGAACCACTTACTGAATCATTTATTGCACCATATTGATAAGGTAATATAAGGCGTTTAAATCGGTCTGTGTTAAAGAATGAATCACTTGTGTAGGTATACCCTATGTTATCAAAAATCTTGTCTACAACCGTCTTTGCGTATAGAGCAGGAATATGGTCATCTACTCTCCACCTATCTACTTTATCTACATTGTGCTTCGGTAATGGTTGCATCCACACATAGCCCTTACCATAGGCAAAAGGCTCTGCACTTGCATTGATATAGATTTGATTATCCCACGAGTCAATAACATTAGTAATGTTCATTGTGTGGTTGTACTCGCTGAAGTCCAACTCATTCATCTTGGCATTCTCAAGCGAAGTAAACAAGTCTGCCGTCTGTCCGTGAATGGTGCAGTTATACTCAATGTCAGAACTGTCGTTAACAACGATTTCTGTCAACCTAATAAAGCCCTCTATTTGCGTCATCCCATCTACCAACACAACTGCACTTGCTTTCTTGTTAGGGTTAAAGTCAGGTGTGAATTGAGATGAGCCAGTTATTGAGTTACCCACCTCAAAAATGTGTGAGAATAACTTATTGTTGACCTTTGTTCCTGGTATGGTTACCGTCTTTGACCAATCACTTGACCTTGATTGAGGCTCTTTAATATCGGCAATAGAACGAGTTATCTTGATGTCAAAACCATCGCTTAACTCTACCCTCTGATTGTTAACTAATAACTCTATCATAAACGTTGGCTCTTGTCAGGGAAGGATGTCTCAATCTCTAATGTCAAGTTAAACACTTTGTCGTTCACTGCTTTCCTAACCTCGTATGCACTTGATGTAATGTTAACTGCTTTCAATGTGCCGTCATACATCCACACTCTCGGTGACATAACTAACTCTTTTAACCACTCGCTTTCTGCTTCGGTGATGTTGTTTGAGTTCAACGTTATCCTCTCATTGGCTTGTGTAAAGTAATCACTCTTGGAATGGCTTTGAGCTGAATAGGTGTAGTTAGTTCCACTCAACTCGTAAGGGTTAGACTTAAATGATTTTCGTACTATATCGTAGTTGTCTCGTCTTATCATATCAAATCTGAATGACTCAACGCCACCTAACCTATTTAAGAAAAACAAATCAGTATTATCGTACTTGCTACAACGGTTGTCAATAGTAATAGTATAAGTGCTACCAATAGCATTATTTCCACTATCTTCAGGAGTGATTGTATACGATGTCGTGCCACTTGGTATGCCACCTGGAATGTTTGAGCCAATCGCAACCCTAACAACTTTAGTGGTTGGTGTATCGATGTTAACACTACTACCGCCAGAAAAACTAACAGATAAATGGTCGCAAGTGCCGTCGTGTAAAAGGTAGATCCAATCTTTTTGATCAATGTGTATACGCTTTGCATTATTGTTAGTTAGAAATTGAGCAGTGCTACCACTCTCCATTAGGAAGTTGTCCTCTGCATAACTCAACCAATCAATAGGGTTAAGGTATCCGTTCCAAACGTATCCACTTGCAGAAGTCACACCAGTGGTTTGCAATATCGGAGATGTTGTTCCAGTGCTATATTCATAACCAAAGTCAACCTTGTATTGGTAGAAAGAGTTAGTGCAACCACTTGCAGCTGCATCTTCAAATAACCAATCGTGAGTGACATAGTCCTCAAGTACTCGTGAGATGTTAACCACTCCGTTTGTAGATGAGCCATAATGTATGGGAAACTTCAATCGTGTAAGCAATGTACCTCCACTTGATTTTACGTCTGCTATAAATCGGTAGTTTGAATTGGTCGTTGCATAACCACTCGCATCGGTAACGACATAGATATTGTCATTATATGCTGGTTGGTAGTCACCACTTGGTGAATGTGCTACTGTTAGTGCTGCCATTTAACTATAAATAGCATATAGAAGAAAGTGTCCCAAATCAGAGTAACTCATTTAAACAAGCACACACATAACTCTCAAAACCTTTTTGTGCTGCCTTGTCTAATCTCTTGTTTCGTTGCTTTGTGATAGTGGTGTGAAAAGCAATCGTGTTGAAGAACTCAACCAACGGCATTTCAAGTATTAAGTCCCACTCGGTACGCTTTCCACCTGCTAACCTATCAATCAATGAGAGCCATCCAAATGAGTCTCCACTTCCTTCCTCACCTCCGTCAAATAATCGAGGGTAGCGTCCAACAACTTGGGATAAACTGCCGAAAAAAAAAGAGCGTAATTGTGTACGTCCGTTACTGGTAAGTCAAGAAAGTTCTCTTCCTTCCACTGGTAGTCATCCTCTATACGCTTACCCCAAAAGTTAACTCGGTAAGAAAGTATCGCAATTATCTTGTGAAGGTTCTCTATTATGTCTCCTTTGGTTACCTCTTGCAACTCAATAAAGTGATGTGCTTTTATTTCTTTAGCATTGGTTATTAACCTGAAGTATCGTTTCTTAAATCTGAATGAGAACGCAAACTTTGACTTTGGTATTTCACTCAACCAACTCAAGTCATATGCTTTTAGTTTCTCCATTGTCCATTGCCCGACTTCGTCATAAGGTATCCCCTCAATAATGGCAATCGTATACGCTATTCTTTCAATAGGGTTAAAGGTTTCGTCAATCTCTTGGATGGCTTGAACTTTTCTGATGGTTATATCTTTCCAACTCATACTACAAATTTATGTTAAATTCTATTATTTTATGCATAGTAAAACAATCCTGGTTTGTTATGTTGTTTGCAATCCCAAGCCAACGCTAACGACATTACACAGTCATCGTGCAGTCCTTGAGGTGCAGTGTACTTTACTCCAGTTCGTGAGTATTCAAATTCAAAGTTCCTCATCTCATCGGCAATAGCCCCATCAGGAAACCCTATGTTATTACCTTGCACTGCCATCACTAACCCTTCAATGAGTTGTTGCTTTGATTGTGAAGTGAACTTAAATCCCTTCACTCGTGGATGCTCTCGTTGTAGTTGCTCAACGATTGGGTCTCCAACACCAGTTGAATCCACAAATGCAGGTGTGTTACCTATGGTTTGTTTGATGGTTACTAACGTCTGCGACCAATCTTTTTGGAAGCGTTCAAAGTATGCGACACTGCCATCTTGATTGAGTCCTATGATAACAGTCCAATCCGTATACTTGGCAAGGTCTATGCCATAGCAAATGGGTACACCACTCATCGGAGTTATGCAGTTGTCTATGTTGGTATGTCCAAAAGGGTTGCTATTATCGTCAGCAGGTTCTGCTAAATAGAGTTCTTTAAAAACGTAGTCAGGCAAATCTCGTTTGGCTTGTTCAATCTCTTCAAGTTCAATGATGCCTTCTTTAGCAGCGTCATAAGCAGTTATCTTGAAGTACTCAAAATTAGCCTCACCACTCTTTGCTCGTTCACCTAACTTGTAAAACCAATTCTTTTTTCCTTTGACGTTTCCGATTAACTTACACTTCGCTTGTGTTGCAGTTAAGGTTGAACGTAATGCAAACCAACTGTCCTCTCTTGAACGACTCGCCTCATCAAAGACGGCAGCGTATACATCCTCACCATAAAGGTTGTCAGGCTTCTCTGCACTCTTAAACTCGATTCGTGAACCCATAGGAGTGGTAAGAACTAACTTGCTCTCATTGGATTGAAAGAAGCCCTTCTCACTCACTTGTGATTTCATTCGTCTGAATGCTATCTCTGCTTGTTGGTATACTGGTGCAACCCACCATACCGATTGATTCTCTTTTAATTTTAAACTCTGCTCAAACAACCATATGATATGACTTGCCGTTTTACCAGTCTTTGTACTCGCTGCCGTTATCGTATAACGAGCAGGGCTATCAAGGATGGCTTTTTGGTAGGAAGTCAAATATGGTCGCTTGTAGTTAATCTGCATTATAGTAGTCTAAAATAATTAACCTCTTATTTACGTGTTAAAAAGTATCAATTTTGTTTCACCTTGTTACACTCTGAAGAACTGCTAATCTCTTTTCGTTTATCTGTTTAATATCGTGATGTTCTTTGCAATAGTTGTAGTTAATCTCACCTATCTGCTTTGACTTACCTGACTCAATCAGTTTGCCTATCTCTGACCAATCGTTGTTGTTGACAAAGAAGCAACCTAAATTATTTCTGTGATTCGTGTAAGGTTCAACGTTGGAAACAAATATCGGTAACTTGTATGCAGCTGCCTCAACGATTTTTAACTCTGACTTGTGTCGGTTAAAGTTAGTTCGTGTAAGTGGTGCTAATGCTATGTCAATCTCTGAATAGTACTCACCATATCTATCAGCTCGTGTGCCTTGTCTTACATCAAACCAATCAGGTCTTTTATCTGGAGTAGTGCCAGTGATTGACTTCTCCATTGCTATCCACTCTTCTGCTCCGTTGTGATAACCACACATCAAAAATCTTGCATTGTACTTCTCACAAATAGGTGCTATCTGTTCGCTCAATAGTTTTAAATCCTCAACGTGAGATAAGCCACCTACCCACCCTAATGTGAATGGATGCTCCTTCTCTGCTTTCCATTGGCTTTGATTAAGGTCTAAAGCATTGGGTATAATGTGAACGTTCTCATTGTACTCTTTGACTTGACCTGCTAACTGTGGTGTAGTTGTCATTACGGCATCGGCATAATACATAGCGTCCTTGACTGCATTCTTTATGTAAGCACGATAAAACTTGTGAGCAGGGTTGTACTTTGGGACTACCCAATAATCATCAACGTCAACCACAAAGGGAATCTTCTTTTTAGCCAGGATAGGAAGTATGTTATATTGCAAACCACCTAACCAACGATTGAAGACAACCACATCGTACTTTTCAAACTCAAGGTCACCCCATTCCTTTGCTTTTTGAGATACGTCAACGGTTACTCCATAGTCAACTTGAAGTCGGGCGAGTGGAGTGTACAATCGGTGAAAGGACACTCCATTCATTCCGTCAAAGAGAGAGAGAATCTTCATTAAAAAGGATTGTCGTTTTTGGGCTTTGGCACTGCAACATAATGCGTTGCTTTGCTCTTTTCGTTTGGTGAGTTCAAACGTTGTACACGCAAACGTACATCGCCATACTTGTTCTTTTCAAGTTGTCCAAGTCTAATTGCTTGTTCAAACTTCTCAATGTTAATTGTGATGTTCAGACCGTACTGGTCTTCCCACGCATTTCCTAAAAATACTGTTTCCATCGTTTTTGTTTTACTCGTTGATTATAGTTTCTTATTTTATCTGCCATCTGCCTTCGCAGAAAAGGGTCATTCATTGCGTTGTCGTATACTCGTTTGCTATATGCTTTGATGCAGTCCTTACACTTACCGTTCAATCCATCGTTGTTGGAATTGTGCTTGTAGTATTCACTCGTTGGTTTGGTTTGGTTACATCCCTTACAAGTTTTCATTTTTTACCTTCAGTATTTCTTTCAATTGTTCATACATTTGAGTAGCGTTTTCACCCCAAAACATTTCACATCTCTCACCATCAAAGGGACTCTCTTCAAAATACGCTTGTCTAAATTCAGATGGCTTTGCTATATGTCGATAGCAATGGTCTTTAATTGGGCATCCTTCACCCTCACACATAGTTATATCTGGCATTTGTTACCTCCGTATATTAATTCAACATCTTGCCATTCTGACTTCATAAAAAAATACATACCTCCGTAGTTTTTACCATCAATATAAACACATCCGTCTTTAAAGCCAGTGCATTTACCATAAACCTTAATTGGATTGTCTTTTGGTACTACTTCATCTCCTATTTTGTAGTTGATGCCAGATAAGTACATTTCATCTGCTGTTTGTTGTTTCATTTCTCTTTGGTGTTAAAGGTTTCGTTGTAGTATTCCTCTGCTCTGTCTGCACCTCTAAATGCCATATTCATATCTATATAAGCATCAAGATGGGCATCTATAATTACTTGTTTCTCTTTCTCAAGCATTGATTCTGCCAAGCAAATTGCATTAGACAACCCAGTCCTTGATAGGTCTGTTTCTATTGTTAACGCTTTGTAGTACATTGTGTAAAGTTGCTCAATCAACTCTTGTATTGGTGTTCTCATTTCTCTTCTGTTTTAAAGGTTTTTAATTTGCTTCATAATGTCTTGACCATTGCTGCGTGAATTCCTTCCGTCTAGCCACACATCTTTCCTCTGCTCCTTCTCTTTCTCAATCATCTCTTTAATTTTATTGATTAGGATTTGTCTTGCTGAACCGAATAGTTGTACTTCATCGTGTACAAATTCCAACATTTCTTGCATTGCTGTTTTCATTTGTTACCTCCGTTTGTTTTGTCATATTATATCCTTACAATTTTATTTTAAATGTCAACCTATAACCTTACTAATCCAAGTTCAAAGTTACGTTCACAACCTTTGCCTCAACTGTTGCATCTACCGTCTCCTTTGGCTTACCGAATACACGAGATAATAAAGTGTCCATTGAATACAGTGAGCCTTTTTCGTATGATTTAATGATAGCCCTTGCAACTGTCTTTTCAAGCATCGTTGCTTCCTCGTTTTTGAGAACGTCTTTAATTGTCTTCTCATCCATTGCCATAATAGCCTGGATGCTATCGTTAACCTCACTCAACTTGTAGCCTTCCTCCTTCATTAGAGTTGTGAACTTTTTAGGTCTGCCCTCCATCCACCTTCTCTCATCTTCACCTTTTTTAAATGGTTTTAAGTTCTCTTTTACATTAGGGTTATTTGCCATCTCATTACAGATTTATTACAGATTTGATAAATGTTTTTCTCTTAATTCTTCATTCTTAATTTTAGTGCCAAAGTGTACCTCGTGATGACAATCTCTACATAACGCTGCAAGATTTTCAATTACATCTTTACCACCTCTTGAACGTGCAGTTAGGTGATGTATATCAACAGAAGTTTTACCACACCACTCACACGCAATCCAGGATGTTTCATCGTAACCAAAGTAATCGAGATATTTCTTAACGTGCTTTTTCATAGAGTAGTGACCATTGAGTTGGTACAGATACTTTTGTTTTTAAGTTGAAGCCGTGTTGCTTGAATAGTTCTATCCACTCATTCTCTTGCTTTATGTTTATGTGTCCCCAATCTTCATCCATTTTGTTAGTGTGAGGTGTTGAGCTGAAGTGAAAGTATTTGCAATTGCAGTTGTCAAGTGTACGCTTGATCGAGTCATCGGTCATATGCTCCATCACTTCAATACAAACGACAAGGTCTGCTTCAATCGTTTTAGTTGAGAAGTCTCCAAGTGTATAGGTGTGTGCAACGTTGTAACCTTGAGCATAGTATAAATGATGTGCATTGGCATCATAGTAATTTACTGTTTTGCCAAGTCGTTTTAATGCTCTTGAATAAGCACCAACTCCACCACCTAAATCTGAAACGGTCTCAAATGAGATTAATCTGTTGACAGTGTCTGCAGTGTTCTTATACATATTCTCAAACTGAACTGACTCAAGATTGATGCCGTGTGACATCTCCCAATTAAAGCAGGTTTGGTCATCCCATTTGCCGTTGAAACTATTCACTCTTGCGTTTACGTTTTGGTTTTGCTACTGGTTGCTCATCGTCAGCTATCGTTGCTAACTCTTTTACTTGTTGTTCTGCTCTGATAATCATTGAAAGCATTCCATCTACTACACAAGTTGAGCAAGTTGGTAATGGCTTACCCATCTCTTTTTGATAGATCTCTCGGAATGTCACGTTGTCTGTTGGTGTCATTCTTAACACCTGCTCTTTTTTGAATCTCTCGAAGTATGGTTTAATAACCTCAAGGATGTACATAATTTCTTCTTTTGTCATATATAACGATTTAAAATTGTTGCGAATATTGCTGATGCCCCTGCATATAGTATCCCCTCTAATGAGTGCCACCAAAGTAACGACATCCAAAAGGATAGACATAGTTCACACGAAAAAGGTTTGATGAACTTGTAGCCCCATTCACGGACGAATATCATTGCTAACGATGAGATGCCTATAATTTGTATTAAAGTGTTCATTTGCTTTGTTTTTAATTTCTTTGATTACACGAAGTATCTCTTGCCGTGATATTCCAGTGATTCTACTTATTGACCTGGCACTGCGAGGTTTTATCCCTTTATCGTTATCCCCATTAGAGTAAAGTTCAAAAATCCTCGCTTCGTACCATTC